TCACAAGTACGGTAAGTAGTATAGCAGGCGGAGTTGGCCAAGTAGCAAGTCTATTAGGTAGTTTTGGCCTTGGTGGCTCTACTAGTGGCGGCACCGCACACGTACCAACAAAAAGTACAATAACAGTTACATTAATACCTGCTTACAGTAGAGCAAGTGCTCGTAGTTTTAGTCTTGATAGGTTTGTACAAGGTGGATACATGAACAACTCAGTAGGATACGTATAATATGTCAGCAGTCTATTCAAATGTTAGTCCGTGGGCAACTACACCCATAACAGAAAACTATCTAGATGTTTTATCAATTAGAGCAGTTAGCGCAGAGTCTGATGATTTTTTATATATTATAGAAGCGCAGTATACACATCGTCCAGATTTGCTTGCGTATGACTTATATGGCGAAGCGGCATTATGGTGGGTTTTTATTCAACGAAATCTTAATGTGTTACAGGATCCTATATTTGATTTTGTACCCGGAACAAAAATTTATATCCCAAAGTCTAGTAGTTTAAAAGCGGTGTTAGGTCTATAATATGGGAATTCTTGACTCAGTAACTTCGGCCACAACTGCTGTTAGCGGAGTAGTTAACTCAATTACGTCTGGACCGGCCTCTGCCTTATCAAGTGTTACCAATGCGATATCAGGAGCATTAGGATCTACTGGATCCTTTCTATCCAGTCTTGGTGGATCAAAGTTGCCTCTGCCAAATATTTTATCACAGTATACTACTTACAATTATGTATTAAGTATCGGTGTGTTAACTACTGCCGATATTACTAATCCTGATGCTACTTACATGGCAGGAAAAAATATACCTTTAATTTGTAAATCGGCTAATGCAGACCCATCTAATAGGATTGCTACCGCCTACGGTAAATTTGATTTCTTTATTGACAATCTTCAACTGTATAGTCAGATGGGTTTTCAAAAAAACGCAAATACTAATATTACAAAATTAAGTTTCACAATAACTGAACCGTTTAGTATGGGAATGTTTCATATTTCTCTTCAAACTGCGGCATTTCAATATGGATGGAAAAATTATAGAGATGCTCCGTTTTTATTAAAAATTGAATTTAGGGGTAATAAAGCAGACGGTTCAATGGCAATAGTACCAAGCTCTACTAGATATATTCCTTTTAAATTTATATCAATGAATATGCGTACTGATCATACGGGCACAAAGTATGATTGTAAAGTTATCCCTTACAACTTTACTGCTCTTAGTACAAGGAACTCAAACTTTAAAAGTGATGTATCATTTAAAGGGGCAACAGTTCAAGAAATGCTACAAACTGGAGAAAAGAGTTTACAGGTAGTTATTAATCAACGTCTCCAGCAGATGAAGACTGACGGCTTATTAAAAGTTCCAGACGAAGTAGTTATATTATTTCCAACTAATACAGCGTCAGCTTCAACCGCAGCCGCGTCTTCTTCAAATACTGAATCAAAAGGGTCAGCAACTACTAGTTCGTCAAGTGGCGGTGGCGGTGGCGGAAAGGGAGAGTTACTTAAAAAATTGGGAATAGCAGAAAGTAAAATTAATAAAACGCTAGTACAACCCGACGGCGAATGTAATGCGTTAGGCAAAGCTAGTATGGGATTTGGTCTTGACAAAAAAGGAGATCCTTCATTTGGTAACGAAAGCACACAATGGGATCCTAAAAATAAAGTATGGGCTCGAGGAAATTCTACCAGTAATGTCAAAGAAGGAGAATTTAGATTTAGTCAGGATACTAATATTGTAAATGCTATTAATCAAGTATTAATTAGTAGTAATTTTCCAACAGAAACATTAGATGCTGGAAAACTTAGCCCAGAAGGAATGCGCGACTGGTGGATAATTGATGTTCAAACTTACCCAATTGACACTGATGAAAATGACGACTCTACTGGTAAAAAACCTAATTTGTTTGTCTATAGAGTAATGCCTTACAAAGTAAGTACTGCTTCTACAAACCCACCTAATACTGCTCCTCCCGGAATTAAGAATCTAAAAAAACAAGCAGTTAAAGAATACAATTATTTGTATACTGGAAAAAATACAGAAATTTTAAAATTTGATATTGAATTTAATATGAGTTTTTCAACTCTAATGGCAGCTGACGGATTAAAAAGCTCCCAAGATGTTCACCTAGGACCAAACCAAGGTCCTGCCGAGGTTAAGAAAAATGTAATTGATCCGCAACCAGATGGATCAAAAGTTGCAGCAATCGCAGGTGTTACCCCTACAACAGTAAGTTATTCGTTAACATCAACATCAACTGACCGATTAGGTGGCGGTGGAGCTGATACTCAAGCAACAAGGGCGGCCCGTGTGTTTCACGATGCCATCACTAACGGTGTAGATATGATGAAACTGAATATGGATATCTGGGGAGATCCGTATTATATTGCGCAAAGCGGAATGGGTAACTACACTTCAAAGCCGTCAGCATTTCAAAATTTAAATCAAGACGGTACAGTAAATCATCAAAACGGAGAAGTCCACATTTCAGTTAAATTCAGAACTCCAACTGACATTAATCAAGGAACTGGTCTATATAATTTTGCTGGATCAACATCTGCCCCGGTAGTGCAGTGGAGCGGATTGTATCGTGTAATTATGGTAGTTAGCAAATTTGAAGGCGGCCAGTTCAAACAAACACTAACAGGAAATCGAGTAAAACAGCAAGAGAACCCAAAAGCGGGAACGGCTTCTACTACGTTTACTACAAGTAATTCAAAACCAGATCCTAAAGATCCTTACGCAACGGGCGGAGCATAACATGTCAGCATCAGATGACCAGTCAACGGAAAAATCAGTCAACCCTGGCGACCAGGCGCCCCCGCGCCCCGGCCCGTTTTTAGCAAAAGTAGTTGGCAATCTTGACCAAGAGTATATGGGCGGATTAACAGTTCAATTAATGAAACCAGGCGGTAACGATGCGGTTGACGGACAAACAATCCCAGTTAAAATGCTAACTCCGTTTTATGGTACTACTGGTGTAGGCAATGTAGGCGTTGATCCTAACGATTATAATAATACTCAAAAAAGTTATGGTATGTGGTTTGTACCGCCTGATGTAGGCACTATTGTTTTAGTATTTTTTATTGATGGTAATCCAAAATATGGCTACTGGATGGGGTGCGCTTTAGATGACGGTATGAATTTTATGTTACCCGGCATAGCCGCAACACAAGCAGTAGTTGAAGGCGGCGGCAGGCTTCCTGTGGCTGAATACAACAAAAAGTTACACGAGCAAATGTGTGTTGACACTACTAAAGTTAAAAAACCAAAACATCCGTTTACTTCAATATTAGAAATTCAAGGGTTATTAAAAGACGACATTCGAGGTGTTACAACAAGTAGTGCCCGCAGAGATATTCCAAGTGCGGTGTTTGGCATATCAACGCCAGGACCTCTTGATAAAACTCCGGGATCGAAAACAGGCGATGTTGGGGTAAAAGATAATGTACAAAAAGGAGTGCCAGTTAGCAGACTAGGCGGAACTACTTTTGTAATGGATGACGGTGACGACAAGTTTTTACGTAAAACAAAAGCAAGTGAAGGCCCGCCAGTATATATGGCAGTTGAGCAAGGCGAAAAAGGTGGCGACGTAAAAATTCCACATAACGAGCTAGTACGTATTCGTACTAGAACAGGCCATCAAATTTTACTTCACAACAGTGAAGATTTAATCTACATTGGCAACGCTCGCGGTACAACGTGGATCGAATTAACCAGCAACGGAAAAATTGATATTTACGCAGAAGACAGTATTAGCCTACATACTAAACAAGATTTTAATGTAACCGCAGATAGAGATATTAATCTTACTGCCAGAGGAGTCATCAATCTAAACGCAACAGCAAATACTAATATTACTGGCGCTCAGGTTCAATTAAATCCACCCGTTCCTGCTCGTAAGGCTAATAGAGTACCACAAGCTGAGCCGTGGGCCGGCCATGAAAATTTAGATCCAACAGCAGTAACTCCTGATAAAACTAAAGGTGCCGCAACTGTAACTGCTCCAGCGGGCGGTGCTTATTATAACAAATATACAACAGCTACTGACACATTCAGTAAAATTAAAGGACCAGAATAATGAGTTCAAACGGAAATTTATATAGTAAAATATCATTACCGGCCGCTAATAGAGCCGAAGATATACGTCCTAAAATGTATAAAGGGTTTAGCACTCTTAGTGCTGACACTGAGAATTATAGTCTATATGACTTATCTTTAATACAGCAAGACTTGTTAAATCATTTTAATGTTCGACAAGGTGAAAGATTAATGAATCCAACGTTTGGCACTATTATATGGGATTTATTATTTGAGCCACTAACTGAAGACCTCAAAGGTTTAATTTTAGAAAACGTAAACCAGATTATTAACTATGATCCTCGAGTTACAGCCGATAATGTAATTGTTACGGCGTATGAAAGTGGAATTCAAATTGAATGCTTTTTAACCTACCTACCTTACAATATCAGTCAGAGTCTACAACTGCGTTTTGACCAGGAAAATGGCCTGTTGGCAGCATAATATACGTAGATAATTTTATTCAATAAATACAAGATATAGGATAAATCATGAGTTCAACCGATAGACAAAATAGGTTATTAGTAGCTGAGGACTGGAAGAAAGT